ATGCTTGCGGAAGTTCCGTCTAATTCAAAAATTATTAGTATCAAGCTTTATAATGATGACTTGGATGGTGGCAGTGGTTTAGTAACCGACATTGGTCTTTACAATGGCGGCACTAAGTTTACTGATACTGATGGCAGTGCAACTGCATATGCTGCGGAAGCTGTTATTGATAGAGATTGTTATGGCACTCTATCAACTGACTTGCGAGCTGCTGTTACGGCTGGCACAGAGTTTCGTTTCGAAACCATGAATATCAACACGATTGCTAATTTTGTTTGGGAAGACGCTGGCCTGACTTCAGATCCAGGGGTTCCCTTACGTGTTGCTTTGACGATTGAAACGGTTGCTAGTTCGGCGGCTGCTGGTGATATCACCATGGTTGTTCAGTATGTAGTTAACTAACATATTGGGAGATGTTGGATTATGAGTTCTTTTACTCAAATGGCTTCCAATGCTCTTCAACAGCTAGGCGCTGCCCCGATCTCGGATATAGCCGAGAATACGGGGCGCGCCAAGCGTGTTAATGCTATTTACGAGGATGTTAGGGATGCTGTGATTAGGGATGCTAAGTGGAACTTCGCTCTTGAGCGTGTTCAGTTGGCAGCGCTTGCTGATGCTCCAGCCTTTACTTGGTCTAAGCAACATCAGCTTCCTGAAAATCCTTATTGCCTGAGAGTCGTTCAGGTTTATTCAGGCGATGATCGCATTGACCATGTCGTTGAAGGACGTAGGGTTCTTTCCGATTATTCTACTATCAATCTTTTATATTTAAAAAGGGTTACAGATCCAGCTCAATTCGATGCGTTGTTTATTGAAGCTTATGAGGCTCGTTTAGCGGCTGAGTTGGCTATATCGATTACTGGATCTCGTGGTCTTTCTCAGGATTTTTGGAAGACTTATGATACAAAGATTATGAATGCTAGGCTTGTTGATAGTCAGGAGGGGACTCCTGCTGCCATTCAAGCCAATACTCTAGTTGACGTTCGTCGTCGTACTTTTGTTGTCGACGATCAGAACATTACAGTTCCGTGATGAATGGCGAAATCATTTTCCATATATACCCACTTCAACACTGGGGAAATTTCAGATCGCCTTAAGGGTCGGGTTGATCTTGATAAGTATAAGCACGGCTGCGAAACGATGGAGAACTTTCATGTTCTTCCCGAAGGTGGTGTTAAAAGGCGTGGTGGCGTTCATTATGTTGCCGATGTAAAACCTACCTCTACGGGTTCCGAGTTAATGCCCAACGGAACCTTTGCGAGTAATATTACAGGCTGGACTGACAAAACTGTTGGCTCTGGTGCTTCTATTGCTCATGCTACAAATTTAATGAATATCGTTTCAGTCGATGCCAGTAATTATGGTTGGGCTGAAGAAGAGATAGTCACTGTCGCAGGCCAGCTTTATATCCTTGGCTTTGTTGTCGGGACGGGTGCGATTAGCCTTCAGATAGGAACGGCTACTGGTGGTGAACAGATTTTTGCTTCCACCAGTATGGCTGTCGGGACTTATAGCACGGTTGAGTTTCGTGCTTTGACTACCGCTACTTTTATAGGGTTTAAACATACGACTGGCGCGACTCACACGTTGGATGAAGTTACGTTGAAGAAGGGTGTGACCGAGGCGGAGGTTCGATTGGCTCGCTTCCAGTTTAGCGATACCCAGTCTTACATACTTGAGTTTGGTAATCTGTATTGTCGTTTTTATAAAGATAACGGGAGGATTGAACAGAGTGGTATAGCTGTAGAGTTGGCAACGCCTTACCCTACTAGCGTTTTATTTGATCTTATGTTTGCCCAGTCTGCCGATACGATGTTTATTTCTCATCGTGATTATGCTCCAAGGCAGATTGAGCGTACGAGTCATACCGCGTGGACAATTAACGAGACTGCTTTTATCAGCGCTCCGAATTCTTTTGTTTCTGTTGCGGAGGCTGTTAGCAACGGGACATTTCGTGAGAGCTTAACTGGATGGACTGTAATTTCCGGCGATGACGTAACTCCCAACGGTTTCGATGTTGATCTTAACAAGACTGGGACTAATGCTGTTATCCAGCAAGCGGTTACTGTTGATTCTGGGCAGGAGTACGAATTGACGTTTAATTTTATAGACCATACTCAAACCACTTCGACTAATAAAAAATTAACGGTTCAAGCTGGTAGCACTGCTGGTGCTGTTGATCATCTAGCTTCTACGATTGTTGATATAGGACAACATGCTTTTACTTTTACACCAGGAGACGCTACAACTTATCTTCGCTTCTCTAATGTCCAAACTGGTACTGCTAGTGTTGGTGCTATTAGCATGAGGCGTACTTCTGGTGGTACGGTTGACGCTAATACTTATCCTGGCACTGTCACTTTTTATGAACAGAGATTATTTTGGGCTGGTTCACATAACCATCCTCAGACTTTTTGGGGTTCGCAGACTGGCTCTTATTTAAATATGGATGGTGCGACTGCTGATGCTGATCACGCTGTTCAGTTTTCGGTAGCTGCTGATTCTTTGGATGCTATTGTTTGGATTGGGAGCGCCCGTGATCTTATTCTTGGCTCTTATGGATCTGAGCATTCTGCTAATGGCGGTGTCGATAATGCGATCCAGCCAGCGAGTATTAACGTGACTCTTCAATCTGCGTTTGGTTCTGAAAGAATAACGCCTGTGAATGCAGGACATGCCCTGTTGTTTGTTTCTCGTGGAGGAAAGAAACTGCGTGAATTTGTTTTTAATTTTGACGTTGATGGATTTAAAGCTCCTGACCTAACTTTGCTTGCTAGTCATATTACCAATACTGGAATTACCCAATTAGCTTATCAACAGGACCCTGATGCTATTTGCTGGTGTTCTACTAATGCTGGTGAGTTGATTGGCATGACTTATTTGGCTGACCAGAATGTTATTGCTTGGCACAGACATCCGCTTGGTGGGACTTTATCTACCGTTGGATCTGTTGCTTCGATTCCAGATACAACCAAGGGCGAGGATCAGGTTTGGGTTTCTGTTAAGCATATGGTAGGTGGTGTTGATTCTCGTTATATTGGGTATGTCGATCCTGATATTTTTGTGGATCATGGGGCTGAATTAAATGCTCCGATTACTATATCTGGGGCTACGAAAGCTGATCCTGTCGTGATTACCGCAACTTCGCACGGGCTTTCTAATGGGAATTTGGTTGATATTGAAAATGTGGTTGGAATGACCGAGTTGAATAATGTTAGATATACTGTTAGTAGTGTGACTACTAATACTTTCGAATTAGAAAGTATTGAGCCTACGCCTGTTGATATTGATGGTACTGGTTATACAACTTATATTTCTGGAGGCGAGGCACGGTTATGTGTAACTACGCTTTCAGGTCTTGATTATCTTGAGGGGGAGAGTATAGATATTGTTGATAGGGATACGGTTGTTTATTCGGATGTGACAGTTAGTGCTGGTTCGGTTACTATTCCTAACGGGGAATTAGTTTCTAGGGTTTATGCTGGTATAAATTATACTTCTACGTTGAAGCCTGTGCGTCCCGAGTTTGGTTCTCCGCAGGGAATGACTCAGGGAAAAAGGAAGCGTTGGAATAAATTAGGTTTGCGTTTAACTGGTACTCTTGGTGGTACTGTTAACGGGGATAATATAGAATATTTGGAGGATCAGGTTGTTACGGATCGTGGTTTATCTCTATATACTGGAGATAAGATGATGGATACTACAGATTGGGATGCGGATGGATTTGTGACTATCGTTCAAGATCAGCCGTTACCGTTCACAATTAACGCTGTTTTTGGCGATCTCGATATTGGAGAGATTTATGGGTCAGACGAATAGGCGTGTTGAACCATATACAGTATTTCATTCTATGTTGTTGGATTCGCGTGCTGGGACTAAGCATTATCATCATAAGATCGACCCTGATAGTAGTTTTGCTGGTGTCGTTGATGCTGATCGTGTCATCTGTCTGGCTGGCGTGCAGCCCTTATGGGGCGGAGTTGGTTACGCATGGGTAAGATTTGCTCCTGACTCTCATGATCATAAGATATGGCTTTATAAATATATAAGGATTTATCTTAATCATCTGGTTTTGAAGTATAAGTTTTGGAGGGTTCATGCCACGGTTGCTTGTAATCATATGGCTGGTTGCAGCTGGATTGAATCTCTTGGTTTTGAGCTTGAGTCCACATTGGTAAAATACGGCCCTAGTAAAGAGGACCATTATATGTATAGGAAGTTTTATGAAGTCTAAGAAACACAGTTTATACCAGTTGGTGTATTTAGTAGCAAATGTTACTTTTTGGGAAGTTGTTGCTATTGTCAGCATGATTGCGTCTGCTGGTATGTCTATCATGCAGGGTTATCAGCAGCAGAAGATTGCCAACCAGAATGCGGCAAATATGCGAGCGCAGGCCGCTCGAGAGGAACAGGCTGCTGCTAGAAATGCCCAGATTGCAGCTCAGAGAAGAAAACGTGAGCGAGCTAGGGCTACTGTTGCTTATGCGGCTTCTGGTGTAGATATGGCTGAAGGTTCTCCGCTTATTGTTGAAGCGGAGGATGATTATCAATCTGAAATCAACGAAGCGACTATTCGGGCTCAGGGAGCTGATACGGCTTGGCGATCCAGATCTTCGGCGCAAATTGAGAGTGCCAAGGGTCGTGCAGCTGTTTCTGCTGGTTATGGCAAAGCCATTGGTACTGTAGCTTCTGGAGCTTCACTTTTAGCACCTAATTAATAATGCCAAAAATACCACGTAGTAGAGATAATTACGCTACATTCCAACCGTCAGCGGCTCCTATTATTCCGATGGGTCTTGCGGATTATTCTGCTTTTACTGATGCCTTGGATAAGGGTGCGGCTTTTGCGGCGCAGAAATACCATCAGAAAAACAATGAGGAGGCTAAGCTCGCCATTAATGCTTATGCTAATTTTGCTGCTGAGACTGGGGCTGAGTACGAACGTATGCCTTATGAGGATAGCACGCTTCAGTCAGGGGGAAGGCCTGTTCCTCTGGCAGAAAGATCTGAGAAAAGAAATTCTGATTTTGAGCGTGCTTTGAAGTCTAGGTTGCCAGACTCGGATAATTGGTCATCTGCTAATCGGATAGCTCTTGAAGCTGTTACGCAAAATGCCATATCTATGAATAGGAGTAAAACGAAGTTACTGGAGTCTAAAACGCTTGTTTCTGCCCACCAGGCTAATTATTCAAAGTGGGAAGACAATATGCTTAAGCGTATTCGTAGTATCAATCCGGGGGATAATCTAGATAAGATCTTTAGAGAAACAAAAGGTTCTTGGGATTTGCGTTTAGAGGATGCTAATGCTGGTGGTTTAATGGAGAATCCTAAACAAGTTCAGGAATCTAAGTTAGCTTTTGATTCTCGTGTAGTTAAAGCTTTATTCGAGAGGTATGAGGGTGTTTGGTTTAGTAGGATGGATGAGAGTTCCATGACAACGACATCTGATTTAGAATCTACTATTACGGACTCAATGAGCGATCAAGAGCGCAAGGCTGCTGGGGTTTATGGCTCTTATATGGAGTTTTATAGAGATGTTAAAAATAATGGTCTTATTGCTGGCTATGATATTAATGCCTTGTCTCCCGATAAGAGTAATTTAGAGCTTGCGAAGGAATCGCATGATCGTATTTTTGGGAGATTAGCCAAGAATAGGACGGCTCGCAAAACTGCTGCTACTGCTAATTTTAATGCGGCGTTTAATGAATATATGGATCGAGCTACCAAGGAACAACGTGATTTTAACGAGATTGAGATGAACCATATAAAAGCATTGGCGAATGCTGCTGGGGTTAGGTTGTCGGCTCATTTCTTTAATTTCCGTAAGAAGGCTCAATCTGAACCAACGCTTTTGCAGGACTCTCATTTTGCTTTGGCTGAATATGAGTTTGTAAGGATAGGCGAGGATGCTTTGAATAGAGATGTTGTGCCTAATTACACAGCTTTTACTAATAGGGTTATGAAGGAATATGATGCTGGGTTGTTGCATGTATCTGGCATGACGTCTCTTTTAGGCGGAATAAAAACAGCCCATACTGCTAAAGGAAAGCGTATTAATGCGGATGTTAAGACGATTGCGGATTTGTTTCGCAAGGAATATGTTCCTGTTTCTAAAATTAGAAAAAGTGGCAAGAAGATACTTGGTAAGGGGCCAAAATCAATCAATGAGCTTGGTTTTTTTGAGGGGTATAACGCTGAGTTTACTGGCGATGTAATGCCTGCTATTAGAGCTGCTGTGAGAAGGGCTCATGCTAGTGGTAAGACAGTTGAGGTCGGGAAGATTTATAATGAGGTGGTTAGTCATATACAGAGAGTTGATAGGAACAGAGATCCGTTGAAGATTAATATAATGCAAGAAGAGCTTGAGCCTGTTTTGCGAAAGAGGCAAGAGGGTGGCACTCTGACTGATCAAGAGCAACTGATTTATGATTTATCTTTGGTGAAGATGGGTAGGAACGCAAGGTTTAAGCGTGCGGCGAAGAAGTTTATGGCTTCCGCTAGTAGTTTGAGTGGGGCTAGTCCTGCAGACATTAAAAAGTTTAAGCTACAGTATAAAGACGAGTTGTCGTTTTTACAGCCAGGTGGTTACGATATCGAGGATCTTCATAATAAATACAGGCGGCGTGTTGATTCTGCTAAACCTAAAGAGGGCGTTGAGGCTACTATTGCTCAACCTAAAGAGGGCGCTGGGACTACTGCTCAACCTAAAGAAGCAATCGGTGATGAGAGTGGTGATACCAAGTTGCCTGTTTCTAAGGATACTGGCGAAAAGTCTTTTGATGAGATGACCCCAGATGAGTTTCTAGCTGCTTTCAAGAAAAATCCTAAGAAGGTTTGGGATGGCGTTCCAGAAGGTGTTGTTAAGGATATGCTCAGAGGCCTTCTTGAAGCACATGGTTTGGATGAGGAAGGGAGTGTTGTTAAGCCTGAAAAGATTAAGTTGGAAAAGAAAAAGCCTAGGAAGCCTGTAGACTCGAAAGATGTTAAGACACAGCGAGCGGATGGTCAATTCCGAACAGATGTTGAAGAAGAGGCGTTCCAGGAAGAAGCCGTTATACAAAAGAGTGCTGTTGTCGAGACCGCTAGGGATGTGTATAAAGTTGGTGAGAGTGCTGTTAAGGAGGTTTCCGATCAGTTTGCAGCGTTGTCGGCTACCAAGAAAAAGGGACCAAAGGCTGTGGCGAAATATAAGGCTGAGAGGTTTCCTGACAAGTATCCATTTTGGAAGTTTCAGAAGTTGGTTGGTGAGTTGGTGGAGGCTGGTTATGATAAATTAGCTAATGAGTTAAGCGAGGAGCTTGATGCGCTTATTGTTGTGTTTGGTGGTGATGTTAAGCCTAAGTCTAAGTCTAAGCCTAAGTCTAAGCCTGTATCAGATGCTAAAAAATTGTCTTTTCTCTCGCAGCAACAATTGGATAATCTTTCAGATGATGTGGCTAGTGGTGCTAACACAGATTATACTATGAAGGAAGTAGAAAACGAGCTTGACAAAAGGGGTTTGAAGGATTGGTAATATAAAGGGAGTAATAGATGTCTTTTGAAGAAGATCCAATTTATGATTCATTGCTTGGTAAGATTGATGAGGAAAACATATCTCATATGTTGGACTTTGAGATGTCTCCCCCTGATGAATCTTTGCCAAGTCCAGGGGATGCTCCTTCTCCAGAAGATCCTCCCCCTACACCGCAGGAATCTGTTTGGACTGATTTTTTAGCATCGCCTGTTATGCAGCCTGCCGCTGGTCTTTACGACGCTGTTGTTGAAACTGGTGGTTTTGTTGCTGATGGGGTTGACTGGCTTGGTAAACACAATGGATTAGCGGCAAGGGCTGATAAGTTTCTTGATTCCGTGCCTCGCCCTCCTGAATGGCCTGAGGCCAGTGGTCCTGTTGGTGGTGTTTTGCGTACTATATCTACTTTTATAGGAGCTGCTTATAGTCCTGCGAAAGCATTAAAGGCTTATCATTGGTCTGTGCGTGGCTTTGGTTCTGCTGCTGTTGCTGGGGCTACTGGGTTTCCTGCCGAGTGGGAGAATTCAGCAACATTGATTCGTGATATGGCGGCTGGGAATGCTGATATGGAGCGTGCGTTTGCTGCTTTGCCTACCTCTGTCCAGAATTTACTCAAAGCTTTACCTAATATGGATGAACGGCATCCTTTTTATCAGCGTCTTTTGACTGGCGGTGTCGAGGGTGCTTTTGGTATTCCGTTTGATGCTTTAATGACTTTGGCTATGACATTTAGGGCTTCACGAGAAGCGAAACAACTTTTACAACTAGATCGCTCACTTGCTTCTAAAAAGGCTGAAATTACTGGCGATTTTAGTGTCCAGCCTAAACTTGAAACTGATCCAGATGTTGTTGAGTTTAGAAAACTGCAGGACAATCTTCAGGAGGCAAAGGCAAATAAGAATCCGCAGCATATAGAACAAGCCGAGAAAAGAATACAGAAGTTCGCGGACAAGAATCCGCAGGGGGCTGCTATTGCTTCCCAGCCAAATCTTATTTCTGATGCAGGGAAAGGTGTGTTGAAAAGTTGGGGAGTTCCTTCTCTTAAACCACAGTCTTTTTCTAAGGTTAATGAGGGTGGTATTTATGAGGGTTCTCAGCAGTTTATTGATCCTGCGAAGCTTGCTGATATTGACTTGTCCAAGTTTCAACTTGCCGATGTGAATTATACGTCTGAGTTGAAAAAGAATATGGAGGCAATGATAAAGAAGATTCAAGCCGAGATTAAAGGGAAGGTTCCTGGTCGCCCTATGCAGAGAGATGTAGCAACTGCTGAATTCGAAAAGGCGATGGCTCGGCTTGGCACTGATTCGCATTCTGTTTTATCTGGTGCTGTTGTGAGGGGACCAAAGACTGTTGAGGATGCTTTTGTGCTGGATGTAATTCGATCCGCCCACGGGATGAAAACTTGGAGGTTGATGAAAGAGACTCTTGCTGGGGATATGAGCGCGGCTCGTATGTTGCCCAAGCAAATGGCTATTGGGGCTGAGATCGAGGCAATCGCACGTTCTGTTAAATCTCCGATGAATAAAGAGATGCTTAAACAGATCGATCAGTCTGTTAATCTTAAATTTAACAAAAAAACGGGTCAGTTGGATGATGTTTTGGGGTTTGGTTATGGTAAGAATTTTAACGAAGAAGCTACAAATATGATGATGCGTCATGCTGAGATGGTGCGAGAGTTTGACGGCAGGGATCTTGCGGTGCGCTTGAATATGATTCGGGACCCAGAAGCTTATTCCCAAATGATGCGTCAGGCGAGTCGCCCTGGTATGTTTGATGCGTTCTTGGAATATTTTTATAATGCTATTCTTTCTGGTATGGATACTATCGGTGGGAACTATATTAGCTCTCATGCTTTTGCTTTATATCAGATTCCTGTTAGGGCTATGGCTGGCATTGTTGGTGTTGTGGATTCTGCTATTGTTGGGAAGACAGCTACGGATATTAAAGCTGGCGAGTTTCTGGCTATGACTTATGGTTATGCTAGTGGGATGCGTGAGCAGTTTCCTGTCTTGGGGAAAAATTTGCTTCGTGTTGCACAGGGAGCGAAACCAATTTCCCCATCTGGTTTGCAAAAGTTTGAAGCATTTAGTCGAGAAGCTATAACTAGCGAGGGCTTGGCTCCTGCTATTCTGGCTGCTGATAAGATTATGGATAATGCGACACGTGGAGCTTTGAGCGTTAAGACTCCTCTTGAGTTTTTTACCAATGCTCTTGGTCGTATCGTTAGAACTGTACAGAATTTGTTTGTAACTGGTGATGAAATGAATCGCGCCGTTGCGTGGTCTATGGG